TTTGGTTGTATAAATATCATCAATGAGCCCAGATATCTTTGCCAAATTGGCCGAAAAATACCCGTTTATCACTCTTTGCACTTATGCTGCCAACGAGTATGTGGGTATCATACAAAATAGAGATGATTTTATCACCACCATCTACGACTTTGGCAGCATTGTGGAAGCAGAACAAAAACGACTGTTTTTAGAATTGGCCAATGTGTGGTGGTGGGAAAGCAATCGCAGCATACCCATCAACATATTTCTCAAACATGAGTGGGAGCCATTTCGTCCCTATTTACGCACATTTACCAATCGAGATCTTGAAATCTTGCATGGCCCGGTTTGCAGCCTGTCAGAAATCAGCCGCAAAAAGACCAAGCGAAAATCAATTACCCTGGTTCGACGTGTGGAGTAGGTTCATGTGCATCGATACCAGGGCTGCATAGCCAATGGCGTGAGCATGCTTGAACACAAACCCCCGGCTGTCATCTCCGTCCCACACTGATTCAAATACTGTTTCCCAGGGTTGGTGTTGCAAGTGAGCCTTGCCCGGACGAATGATACTGATAAATGCTGCCATTCTTGGCACAGAATCTGGCCTCATGCTTTTCAACAACTCAGTATAGTTGCCTACATGCACCAGTTGAGCAGCCCAGTCTGAATCCTGCCACAGTCGAGACCAAGGTGGTTCTAGAGTCAACAGTTGATTGTAGTGATCCGGGTCACGAATCAACTGATACACACTCATGTTCAGCAAATCAATCTTGAAGTAGCCACGAGATTCAGCCTCTTGATAGTCTATGGCAGCACAACCCAACACAGGATCTCTGGGTATGTTGGTCACATACACACCTGAATTGTGCCGGCGTGCTTGATCATTTACCGTTTGTCTTGCTGGCGTATGGCGTATCAATGCCAACAGCTGATCCCGATTGGCCAGGTCAATGTCAATATCAGCACTCATTACCAACCTGCTTTCTTTAGTATATCTCGAGCATACTCAACATCAGCCGGGTAGTCTCGGAATCGTTTTTGCCAGGCATCAGCATCAATATAGGGCCAAATCACAGACACCAAGTCTGGTGGTAGATTGCCTAAAAATTCCTGTCCCGAATCGGAATTGTAAATGGCCCAGGCACTGATTCTGCCCGCTGTGATGGCATGACAGATCACATTAGCGTTGCCGTATCGCATGCAATCCTGTGCAGGACTGCCAGTGGTCTCTTGCCAGGCAATACCAAATTCCATGGCTCGAGCAAGAGCATCGTCCACAGTTTCCATGCGCAGGTACTGTATCAAGAACTCGGTGTACATGCTGTCACGACACCAGTGATCAATTTTTTTGTTTTGTTTCAGCAACCAAATCATGAATTGTTCGGGATTGATCACTCGGGTGTTCACACAGTAACGACCAAATCGCACAAATGCTCGATAGTAGGGCGACTCTGCAAAGTCTTCAAATGTTTTGAGTTGTGCAGATCCTTGTGTGATCTCGTAGAATCTCACATAGGCCTGCAGGCCCAGTTGAACTCCGCGTTCGTTTTGCTCCAGGCGCCGACGGCGAGGTTCGCAGGCATGCACGGCAAGACTGCTTTCTCGCACAAAGTCTCTTTTGCAAAACTCACACTGATAGGTCACGGTTCTTGTCCATGCTGCCGGACATACTCGGCCAGTTCTTTTTTGGTAGTGATTTCAGCCAGCAAGTCAATTTCATCACTTTTCAAATGCGGAAACAAGTTGCTCAACTGCTTTTTAATGGAACCAGCACCAGGTTCGCGTTTGCGTGGCGAAATCCACTGATGCCGTTGTGCACCCAGATCTGGACTCACAGTGGTAGCACACAACCACTGCAAGTCTGGCAACTTGCTCAAGGAGAAAAAGTGTTTGTTCAATCGCTCGTTGGTGGCAATCACATAGAATTCCTGCAGTTCTCGGGCGCCTTGCACACCACTGGCCCAGCGTATCATGAGATAGTTGGAAAACTTCTTGCGCTCTTCGGGGGTAAGGTCACGATAAAAATCACGGTTCTTGAGATCCAACTCACGCATTTCGTTGGCAATATTTAATTTGTCACTCATTTTTTTTGCTCAGGTGATATATCACTATAGCACGATCCAGTGCATCTTGTAAAGCAGGATTGGTTTTGGCGGCTTGACGAATGTTGTCCCACAAAAGGTTTTGTTCAAGATCCTTTACTAGTCCCGCTGCCTTTAGGCTTTGCCCAATCATGCGACGCTCTGTAGAGCCCGACTCTCTGGCATACACAGTTTCTCCCCCATCGGGGCTTTCGTAGATGTAGGTGGCACCTGGTTTAAGACTTCCCATGTTCATAACCCCATTCCAACAACACCCAATCAAGGAATCGTTGCACAGCATCATGATCTTGGGGATAGTTGGCACCGTACAATTCCACCATGCGTGTGATTGCTCGAATAAGTTCGGGTTCAGTGTATGGCATGTTACCAGGCTCGGTTGTAGTCCACAATCTCACAATTGCGACTGATGTCTTTCACAAAGTACACACAGGGTGGAGTTTCACCTGCGGACAGTGGCACACACAACATCTGTCCGTTCTTGAGTTTGGGTGCATGCCAGGTCACTTCGTGATACACATCCAGGATTTCAATGTCAGGAAAACTGGGTCTGAAACTTGACAGTGGATTGAATTCAAACACACGGAATCCACGATCATTGATTGATGTGAGTGGCAATGCTTCCAGGTCACCCAGGTCAGGCTCTCCAATCAGGACCTGCCAGTCAATGGGCATCTTGATGCGATGCTCGCCAATTCTCAGCACCAAAGCTGGACTGGTAAAGCTCTCCAAAAAGATCAAGGGGATATAAAAATAATCCGGGTCCTTGGGGTCGCTGTTGTCCAGGATGGCAAAGCGCATGTCGTCCACTTCGTCGGGCAAGTGGTTCAAATCAAATGTGGCGTTGTCAAGAGTTAGTATTTGCATTGTTGTATAATACACTGGCAGGTTCGCAAAGTCAACAGTTATTTGATTTTCATCCAGTCTAATTTTTCTTGTGTGAATGGGTAATTGGCTTCTTTGTAGAATTGTTTGCGCTTGGTCAAGTGACGCCGGGCAAATTTGCATGTTGATGTTATGTCCCAGATTTCCACGTGGTCCTTGTCTTCTGCTTTCCTAATACCACGCCCAATAGATTGTATAACTCGCACAAAGCTCTTTCCGGGTTCCACAAGAACCAAATTAAAGATCCTAGGAATATTAATACCCACAGCGGCCACACCATAAGTCGCCACAATAATTTTGTCAGAGCTTTCAGCCACTTGATCATATTCATCCTGTCTTGCCTTTGCTTTGGTAGCGCCCGATACAAACACAGCTCGATCACCCAGGCGCTCTACCAAGGCATGACCTGCTGCCACACGATCCACTAAGACCAAGGTATTGCCGGTGGCATTTACTCGCTGAATTAATGCAGCCACAGTGTCTAATCGTCCAGACTCTTCCAGCAAGTACTTGAGCTCGCTTTGATAGTCTTTGTACTCCACCAAGTCTACCAACTGCACAATGTTCACATGGCACTGGGCCAGCACACCACGATCCTGCAGTTCACTAGCTGACAAGTGACTGATCACAGGACCAATGCTCACAGTGAGTGGCACACTCTCAAACTTTTCCTTGGGCACAGTGCCAGTGAGTCCCCAGCGAATGGGTACACGACTCATGACTCCTGTGAGCAAGGTCTTGAGTGCATCGGCCTTGGCCATGTGCACTTCGTCCACAATCACTGCCACCACATCCTGCAGGAAATCATGTATGGTGTACTCAGCTGTGCCAGATTGTGTGTTCTTCATCAACACATTGAGACTCTGCCAGGTGCAAATGGTGTGCGTGAGTCCCAGTTCTTTTCTATCTCCAAAGTACACACCCACATCCAAGCCCAGAGCACGATAGTCCTTTTCGGTTTGTGTTACCAAGCTCTTGTTGGGCACAATCACTATGGTGCGGCCATGTGCTTCACAGCGTTGGCTCAAGGCAGCAGTCATGATGGTCTTGCCTGCACCTGTGGCCACTTCTTGTAAACATTGTGGATTGCTCAAAAAGTCATTGATGATGCGAACCTGATAGTCTCGCAACTGAATAGGCTGACCCACTAGCGGATGCCCTTCACCCCAGGCAATGTGAGCAAAACTGTCTTCTTGCACACTTGCAAATTCAAACCGGGTGGCATAATCTCGCTGATCATCTAGGTCAATGTCGTAGTCATAGCGTTCCAGGATGGGCACAATCTCGGGCAAGAGATTCACAAAGGTGCTACCGCCCAACTGAAAGAATCCCACTTTGCCATCCCACCGCCCCAGTCTGTAGGCCGGACGAAATCGTGCAGTGGGGTCTTCGTACTTGAAGGCTTTGACTAGAGCCTTGCGAGTGTCAAGATCCAAGCCCTCGATCTTGATGTTTACTTCATCACGAATTACTATCGTTGCTTGTTTCACAAATGGTTACCTGGTTTACAAATTGTCTCTCACGAATATCTGCTAATAGTTGATCTCTTGGCACAGTTTCCACTAGTTGTGCCACAGGAAATTTCAATGGAGCAAGTGCAACATTGCTGATACTGCTGTACCCGCGACTGTGAAAAAACTCTTGATGTTGATCAAAGTAGTTGATCATGCTGACAGCTTTGCCAAGCACTTCAGACTCAGACAATTCAAACAGTCTCACTACAAAATCTGCACTGTAAAAGTCAAATGGTTTAAATGCATCATCCTCAATGTATTGGTCTTGATCCTGTGTTAGATCTTCCAGCGTCTTGCCAATCTCCACATAGTTCAAACAAATTGATCCCCAGGCAGGGTTCACTTCACCATGTTGTTGCATTAATTCTGCAGGCAAGTGTTCAGTCTTGGGCATTCCAAACCAAGTGCAAACAAATCTAGGTTGCCTGGATCTACCCACAGTCTCACATCTGTGCACGGCCAAATTCAATTCAGCCAAGGCCCTGCGAACGTTATCTGGTGCTGATTGCCAAAATTCATGTGTTTGCTGATCTAGCAATCCGTGATACACTTCAAAAATGTGATGCAGATAATTCAAATAATCTTGATCATCAATGCTGGTAAATTCACGCTCCACGATAGGTTGGTGGGTATTGATTGTGGCCACACAACGCTTTATCATGTCAGCTGCACGATCTCGCTCGTGTGATTCGGGATCAAAATTGTAAAATCTATCAGGGTGATCCAAGGGCCAGTGATGCCTCTGAGACATGCGCTCAAGCCAGAGATCGGCCAAAGGCGTGTCCAGTATCTTGAACTTCAACAAGTAATTGTCTGCGCCTAGTTCTATGTGCAAAAATCGTTGACTCATAGTGTATTATATACAAAACAAAACTAAAAGTCAAAAAAACAGGCTCCAAAGAGCCTGTTGTAAATGAACTGTGATTCACAGTTCAGGAGCTAACTTGTTCAAGCCGTTTTCATGCATGTGGTCTCTGCCAGACGCTTCCAGTTCAGCACACTCAACTTGCGCAGGTCTGCAATCTTCAGGGCCATGCGCAGGCTCATCTCACGCAGGCGATTCTGGTTGGCGTTCATGAACTCAATGATCTCGTCCTGCACACACTCGTCAAATTCATAGTCCTGGAACAACACACCGTCACGAGCAATCTGTTTGATGCGCAGGATCTTGTCACGCATGGTGTCCAAGGTCAAGTCCAGATAGTGACAACGACTTTGCAGTGCATCCAAGTGGTCGCGCAGTTTCTGGCTCTTCATTTGATCAAACTTCAAGTTGGTGATAAAGATCACACTACCTTTGAACTCAAAACGGTCTGGAATGCCTTCTCTGCGCAGGGCACTTGACTCGCTCAACCACGAAATGGTGCGTTTCTTGCCTGAGTCCAAAGCACCTTTCAGCAAGTTCAAGGCCACATCATCCAGCAAGATTGAGTCACAGTCGTCAAACACAATCACACAATTGGCATCAGAAAACTTGTACAAGGTCTGGAACAAGCCAATTGGAGTAGCAGAACCTTTGACCACTTCGGCTCGCAGACGCTTGCCGGCCAGTTTGTCAAACAAACAGGCTTTTTCGATTTCGGTCTCTACACCAAAGCTCTTGCCCACGCCTGGAGGGCCACTCACGATCATGGCGCGAATGTCACCAGTCACTGTGGCCTTGGTCATTTCGGTAAGAATTTCAAAACGCTCGCGAATACGAGCCATGGCTTGGTCTTCGGTTTCCGCCTGTGCCACAGGCTTGAATTCTACCACTGTATTTTCTTTTGTCACGCTGGTTCCTTCCACATATTCAATGTCTTCAATTGAGTTCACACGCACACGCACTTGGCCAAATTCTGGCCCAAAATACCCCTCGCTGTCCACTGTGACATAGCCACCGCGGGCACCTGTTCTAAATCCCTGCACCAAGGAGAAGGTGATGTTGCGTACAGGTCGGTTACGATACACACCATTTTTGATACAAATTTTACTCATCTCTAGCTCCGTTTTGTTAATATATGTATATTGTACGATATTGTGAATTTGGTGTCAAGTCACCATGTCATGTGCCGATTTTGCACGATGCTTGGTGTTGCGTTGATACAACATGGCATTTCGCTCGCTTCGGGCACGAAATGGCAAGTCACGGTCAAAAAGCACACGGTGCACACGGGGCTCCGGGCTTTTTTGTTGGGTGGTCTTTGTTTTGTTCATGCTGTAATTATACTCGATTTGGCCATTTTTGGTCAACTGTTTTTACAGGCCAAACGCCAGCATGCACAGCACAAAACCTGCTGAAAATGCCAGAGTGTAACCCAAAACGGTATGTGCCAATGTTGTCATATCAAGCTCCTGTTTGTTTGCAATAATGCTATTGTAACCAAAAAAGGTATTTTGGTCAACTGACAGTTTGTTGCAAAAACACAACACTCAAACGAGTTGTGTCATTTCCAGTGTTGCACAATCACAGGATCAGATTTACACTGTTGTACTGTGTGAAAAATAAATATCCAATGTTAATTCAATATCTTAATTTTCCAAAAGTTCCGACCAACATTATCGACAAGCTCAATCGGGATCATGACAAGTTTGTGCCAACAGAACAGTCAAAAATATTTCCCGTCTATATCAGATCCATGACCAAAAGTGAATTGTATGCTTCCTGGTGCAATGAAAATATTTGCCAGGCTAGGTGGAGTACACAACTAATCAAAGATTCCTTAGTCATTCATAAAGATAAAAACGGCGTTAGATTTAGATTGACTTATTTAATAGAACCAGGTGGAGACAATGTGCTAACCAAGTTTTATAATGATGACAAGGAAGAAATCGAAAGCATTCGAATAGAACCATTCAGATGGCACTTGTTTGATGCCACAGTCTTTCACAATGTTGTCAACGTCGAGCCTGGAAAATTGCGTTTTGCTATCACAGCCTCTATATTGCACATGCCCAGCAGTGTTTGATTCCAAAATCAATATTGTATAACTATTGTAAAATTTTAATTCATTTCCAATGCTGCACAATCACAGGGTCAGAGATCAGATGTGGTTTGGGCTGTCCGTGACACACCAGCACAGATACCCCGGGATTGATCTGAGCTCCAGTACCGGGTTGGCAATGTTGTCGAGCTGCAGGATCATACCCGCCATCTAGTGCTTGCCAGCGCCAGCTGACCACACGATTGTGGTCTAGACGAGCCTGCTGAGATCCTGGTACGCAGGCAGTCACATAGTCTTGATCACCAGGGTATCGGGCAGCAATTCTAGCAGGATCCGAATCAACAAAGTCAGCCCACAATGATTGTGTGAGCCCAGTATCCCACCACATCACACTGGTATTAAGGCCTGGCCATGTGGGTCTCCAGAGATACTTGAAGTCTCGCACGGCCCAAAATCGATCCAGGGGCAGTTGCCAAATCCAGTCTATAGAATCCACAATAACCACATCTAAATCAAAATACAGCATGGGACCTGCATGATGTACAGGATCAAACAGTTGCATTTTGTACCACCAGGGCTTGTTGACTCGCCATGGCGTCAGCACATGTTTGACCATGTGATCCGGAACTGATCTATGTTCCTCGGTGTACACATGCATGGTCACAGGCCTGGTCAGATGTCGAGTCAACATGCTGTGAAGAGTGTCTACATACTGCCATGAGTATGCATCACCCACAATCACACAGGCACAGTCTAAAGGTAAGGTTCCAGACGCTGAATCCACAGACCGGCCTCCAGTTCTGACATGGTATATTCGGTGTGGGCTATTTCCACCAACCACTGCTCACGATCTACTGTATAAGGCTGTTCAATACAGCCAATATCAACGCCCACAGGTGCCGCCAAACTGGATTGATCTACCACGGGTCTAGCACCAGCCAATGCCGCCTGGATACCGGGTCCGCTGTTGTGGTTTACCACAGCATGGTAGTTGACGGTCATGTCATAGCTGTCATAGGTATTGGCCAGGCGTTGTGTAGCTTGTATTTCAATTCCCGATGGCAGTCGACTGATATTCAAAGCACAGCGTGGATGAGAACGCACCACAATGGGTCGATCCGTTGCTGATCTTATTTGTGCAATCTGTTGTGTGATCCAGGCTTCTTGATCTGGTACCCTTGACATCTGTAGACTTTGTTGATGTTGCGCAGCTATCAATATTTCTGGTCTCAGCGTTTGGTTTTGCAACCCAATGCCTAGTCGTCGGGGTCGATCCCAGTCTAGATTGTGTTCATGTCCGTAGTGTCCATCTGCAGTGATGTTGTTCACCGCCACTTTCCAGGTCACGCCACGGATCAAGGTGCCCACATCAATCACGATCACAGGACAGTCAAGACCACGATAGTGCGCATACACTTCACGATTTTCCAGCATGCGACCATGCCACAGCACTGACCATATGATCACTGCATCTGAATCCCAGCTCTGTGCCTGAATTTCAATGCCGTGTTGATTGAGGCTGCCGCGAACCGCCGCCATGACTTCGCCGGAGTTGCGGGCACATTGTAAAGGAAAATAGGCTATGGTTTTGATCACTAAATATCTCACATGAGCTATTGTGTAGTTACCACTTTTCACGACCAGGGCTACAACTTGTATGGTCAACGCATGATTCAAACCTTTTTGAACACCTGGCCTCGCGAGGTTGATCTGGTGGTCTATGCTGAATCTTGTGAAGTTCAAGAAGCAGCACCCAATTTGGCTGTGTTGGACCTGGTCCAGGCATCACCCGAATTGGTGGCATTCAAACAACAGTGGCAGTCGGTGCCCTGGGCCAATGGTGATGTGAGTCATGATCCCCAACGAAGCCGCCGTAGAGATCGCGGAAAAAAATTCAAGTGGGAAGCTGTGAGATTTGCTCACAAGGTGTATGCCATATGTCATGCTGCTCAACACTCTCAAGCTCAGTGGTTGATCTGGATGGATGCCGACACTGTGTGCCACAGCT